CCACCGCCACCAACTCCGCCGCCACCGCCACCGCCAGCAAAGAAGCCGTCCATATCTGGCCCTAGCATTGCGTTCATGTCGTCCATCCACTCAATTTGAATCCCGACACCTCCAGCTCCATCATTCCAGTCTCCACCTTCTGCTCCTGCCCCACCGCCGCCAGCGTAGGTGTAGGGGGTGCCTCCTCCTCCCTCACCCCCGTCACTGCCTTGGCCACTGAAGCCAAGCCCCGCAGTCGTAGGAGAAGAATATCCTCCTCCGCCACCGGAGCCTCCATCAGAAGGAGCAGTATTGGCACTTCCTCCATACGGAAGAAGAGCACCGTAGCCTCCACCAAATCCACACATGGTTGGGACGGCGTAATCGTGTACCGGACCGTAGCCGGTTAAGGTTCTGTCTTCGGCAGACCTATCGACCCAGCCGCTATCAGTGCTTAACGGTTGGACTAGTAGCAAAGTGTCAGTGTCATCCACAAACGCCTCATAAGGCGGTGCAAAGGCGGAGGAGTAACGAGCCGTATCGGAAACGCGCACACAAGACATCAGCCCGTCAAAGTAGTAGCCTGATGGGGATAGCCTTCCAAGTTGGAGATGGTAGTAGTTGTTTGCAGTGAAGTTCTGAGAAATGGTGGTCGTTACGATGACCTCTCCGTTTAGATAGAGTTTTGTTCCGTTTGTGGATGTTGATGACCTAACCAGAGCTAAATGAATCCATTTACCCTCATAGTCTGCTACATCCACTGTAGAGGTGTATCGATAGTTGTTATTCCAGATACTGAATTTACCCAGTGCAAACTCAAGTATCCAACCATAAGGTGAGTTGGTTCCATCGTGTGTCGATATTACGCCGTGATACCCACTCGTATTGACCGACCCGATTTTAATCCAAGCCTCCACGGTAAATGGGTTGTTTTCAAATCCCCATGCTTCCAACGCCCCGCAGCTAATGTAATCATCTGCCCCATCAAAAGAGATGCTGCGCGAAACCGTATCCCTTACCTGTGAATCTCCACCACCAGTTGGAGACTGCAGTGGCGTGGAACTAGTGCTACCCAGCCCCCCTGTCCCTCCACCTCCAACATTCACGTCATAGGTTTGCGCTAACCCAGTGGTGCCTTCATATAAATTCTTGAATGAAGTCTTCCGAAGGTATCCACCCGCCCCTCCGCCAGCCCCCGCACCGATTTGGCTGGCTCCTTGTGCAGCACCACCGCCACCACCTCCACCAATACAGTAAACTTCAATGGAATCACTTCCCGATGCACTCCCCGCATCTGTGACGGTAAAGGCATCGTCGAGTGAATCGTCCACATAAAAATACTTGTAGTCCCCGTCAGTCTCGATTGACAGAGATGAGTGCACCTCGATCACCACATGGTAGTTTGCCACATCATCATTTGTGATGGTAACTACATGAGGATTAGTTCCTGTTATAGATGCTGTACCTACTGTTTGAGTTGGGCTCGATAAAGTGATGTCGAAGGTTTCGTCGCTCTCAACGGCCGTGTCCCCAGAAATTGTTATAGAGATAGTTTGGGAAGTCACTCCCGCTCCGAAAGTTAAAGTTCCGCTTGTGGCTGTGTAATCTGTTCCAGCACTTGCTGTGCCATCGCTTGTGGCATAAGCCACCGTCGATGTACCGCTAGTATTTCCGCTACTGGTTACCGTTACTGTGTGGACAGATGTTCCAGAATCTCCTTCCGTCACTGAGGAGGTCGCTGCGGAAAACTGTAAACTGGTCTCCTGAGCGTCACCGGCAACAACCGGCCTGAACCAATATGAGTGACCAAAATTCATCTAGGAAAAATTCAGTTGCGGTTGGCCGAGAAGGATCACGCCATCGGCCTTAATAATGTAAGGCACTACATCGATTTCGTCGTTGCCTGTGCTTAAACTTCCGTCCCAGGCTTCTGGCAGTTTATACTCATCGCCACCAACGCCACTCCCATCCCCGCGTGTGTTTTCAAAATCGAGTGTGCCCTCGCCGTTGGTGTCAGCATCATCTGGCTGAGTGAAAACAAACACCCCCGTCTGGCCGATACAATTGGAGGTACCAGCCGAAGTCATCTCGTTCGTGCCGTTCTCCAGCCTAAACATGAAGTTCTGATCAGCATGAAATGCGATAGAGGTATCAAACCCGGTTGTACCGGAGTTGCCTGTGTCCCAATTTAATGTTCGCGGGACTTGAGGAGCCGTCCATGTCTGGAGAGTGCCAAGGTATGCATCTCCGAAATCGCCAACAAGGGCCACCGTCCCTGTTTCGTCCGGGAAAGTGATTGTTTTATCATCGGCTTGAGTGCCCTGTGCTGTGAGAGTGAGCTTGTTTGCGCCGTTGTCTGAATCCTCGTAGAACTCCATGAACCCAGCAGAGACATCTCCGTTCTTGAGTTTTAATCCCCCGGTGCCATCAACGACCATTTGGCCTAACGCATTGAGGCTGGTGATGTCAGAGTTTGTCCCACTCGCTGCAAATCCGGTAGCGTCTGTGAGGTTCCCAGTGGTTATGACTGTGCCTGTTACATCCGGTATTGTAATGAAATTGTCTTGGGTTGGTTCGTCCTGTTGAATGAAAGTTTGGTAATCGTTATCAATTTGACCTTCGAGTGTGATCGGTGTTGCTCCGTTAAGACCAGTTAACTGCTTGATGTCATCGTTGGCTCCATTGGAGAGAATTGCGTGGTTTGTGTGGGTGTGACCATCCAGTGACACTGTTCCTGTTTCGTCCGGGAAAGTGATTGTCCTGTCACCGTCTAAAGCATCAGGAGTTGTGAAAGTGATCTTGTGGGAACCGTTAGAGGATTTCTCGTGAATTTCAATGAACCCAGCAGAAACGTCTTGGTTCTTAACCCTCAACCCTCCCGTACCGTTGACTTCCAATTGGCCCAGCGCGTTGAGACTAGTAATGTCTGAGGTATTCCCGCTAGTAATGACTGTGCCTGTGGCATCCGGCAAGGTAATGGTTTGATCAGCAGTTGGGTCGGTTACTGCGATGGTGGTTTCAAAGTCGTTAGCCGTTGCCCCTTCCAGAACGATTGGGCTTGCCCCAGCAAGGGCTGTTAAGCTGGTGATGTCTGCATTGGCTCCAGTTGCCGCAAAGGCTCCCTCAAATGCAACCGTGCCTGTAGCGTCTGGCAGAGTGATAGTATTGGTGGCAGTTGGGTCAGTAACGACTATGGAAGTTTTGTGTGTGTTAGCGGTTGCTCCATCCAGGACAAACGGAGTCGCGCCCAGCCCGGTCATCGATGAGATGTCCGTGTTGGTCCCTTGACCAGCGTAACTGTGAGTGTGGCCCGACTCAGAAAATGTTCCAGTGTCCGACAAATCCACATCGCGGTCGCCCATTGTGATGACGCGGGTTTGGCCGTCGGTTATCGCCCCAACATCAATCCTTGCCTTCTTGGTGCCGTCATAGACCAATGCGGTTGAATCCGCGACCGGAAGAGTGTCGCCGTCTACGCCATCAACAATCGTTACTTGAATGTCCCAGTTACCACCTACTCCTTTATAAATCTTCTTCTGATCGGTCCTTAACAGGAAGTCACCGTTAACGACAGTAGGGTCTGATGTACCGCTATGCCATGTTGCTCCGTCTGTTCCATTAGTTCCGTCATCAATCGTTACTTGAAGAACCCAGCTACCACCTACGCCCTTATAGATTTTCTTCTCGTCAGTCCTTAACAGGAAATCGTCATTAACGACAGTGGGGTTCGTTGTGCCGCTATGCCAGGTTGCTCCATCCGCTCCAGGGTCGCCAGTTCCAGAAGACCACGTCCCGTCGCCTTTAAGAAATTTTATATTATCAGTTGCAGCGGGTTGGATGACTAAGCCAGCAGTACCCGCGGTAGTTCCATCTGCTCCGGTAAAGTCTGTACCCCCAGCAGCAGCAGCCCATTTCACGCCAGTAGCTTCGGTGGAGTCTGCCGTAAGGACATGATCATTGGTTCCAACCGTCAGCACCTGAGCAGCGTTGTCAGCGGTGGCTACGGCGATGTCTCCCTTAGCGGCCCATGTAGCATCAGTGGCGATTGGGACGTTCGTCTCTTTCGATGAATTATTCGTGATGGCAGTGGCCTGAGTGGATGTAATCGTCGTGGTATCGCCAGCTAATGCGTTTGATGATCCCGTGCCTACTGCGAGGTCAGTGTAACCATAATCCTCAATCTTATCGGCCACCGCCGCGCTGGTCATTACGCTGGTATTGTTGTCGGCGAAATCCTCACTCGAAGTTTGGACCGTGGAGATTCCAACTGAATCCACTGTAAGCGTTCCAGTAGTCGTGAAGCCAGCAGCAGTGATCGTGCCGGTGGTTTCGTCATTCCCGCTATTAACCAGGAAAGAGTCATCAACATCCAAGGTAACACCTGTCTTGGTCAGGTTCGAGCCAGCAGAGACAATGTTCTGCTTTAAATCCAGCGCGGCCTGACCGAGATCGGCACTAAATACTGTCCCATCAAGGCTTAACCCATCCCCCGCCGTGTAACTGGTCCCTGAAGAGTCTACCGTTATTGTGCTGCCAGTTTCAGAAACAGTGGTGCTGCCAGTACCAGTAATCGTAACCTCATCAGCGGTGGCATCAGAGCCAGCCAAGCGAATCTTAACTGCGCCCCCGTCCGTTTCAGATGAGAGGTCGTAAGTTGTGTTGGTGTCCTGAATAGATGAAGTTAACTGGTTGACCAGCATCTTCTTGGTCTCGTCAGTGGACGAATCGACCACCGCCACAAAGTCGGCATTTATGTCAACCTCGCTGCTGGTTAGTGTGGTGAGTTCTGAAATCTTTTCATTAGCCATTATGCCCCCCTATGAGTTTTGATTTTAATATTGTTGTGGTGGCCTTGTAGTCGCAGCTTCGCCATTTCAACTGAAAGCGCATCATCGGCCTGTTGTTTCTGGGCAATGGCTAAATCCGACTTCTCATCCAAAAGAAGTAGATCGGAAGCCGCTGCCCTCTCACAAAATGATTTAAAGATGTATGGGAAATCCACCCTGACCCATGGAGAGTCTGGTGGTTCCATGGATGTGTTTACCGCTCCGTCCTGATCATAGAAATCTCCCTGGGTCGTGTGGTAAACCTGGGCACCTGAAATGTAGCTCCCTTCAGCCCAGTTCGAGCCGGTGAGTTCCGGGGCCTGTTTTCGGTAGGTCACCCAGAGAGAGGTGGCATCTGACGTGTAGCCAGGGATGTTAAAACCGCTGGCTGTCAGGTTAAACTCATAATCAGTCAGGCTATAGGTTGTCCTGGGATCAGCGTCAGTTATTCTTTGAACCTCCCCCAGGTCTGACTTTCCTGTTTCTTCGTAGGGAATTGTTTTGGAGCTAATAGTGCGCTCTTCAACCACCATAAGCTCTGGCCAGAAATTGGATTCCCAGGCCTCCCTTAAACGTCTGCCGATAAAGCCCCTTAAAAGCTCTGCATCATCGGTGCTTAAAACGCTGAAAATTCTTCCACTGGTCTCCGCTGCACCACGAAGAACCTCCTTGTATTGAACGCGCCTCATTTTTCACTAATAGGTTTTCTTGGTCCTGACGAATCCGCTTGATCGCTGACGTTCGGCAAAGGGCCAAAATTCTTCAGGCACATGAGAGTACCCAGCCTGGATTTTTGTCCCGGTGCATTTTACAGCGACCTCCGGGTGGCGTTTAACGACCCATTTCATAAAGTCCTTATCCTGCGCCCCTACGCCTTGCCTGGTTTTTAAATCCATATAACCGGCAGCGTCGAAAGAGGCCACCGGCCTACCGATTCCCTCGATAGACCGATGGTCTTTTTGATTTTCCTTGGCGATCTTCAGTTGCCGCTTTTCAGCCGCAACCATGTCATGCGAGTGCATAACTCGAAGATCATGTGCCAAAGTTTTGGTATCCGACTCAGTCATTAACCAGTGAGTTTGAACGCACCCAATCCGAGTGGGTTCTTCACTACCAGGCCGCATATTGTGTCAACCGCGAAACGAGGACCACCGCCATTGTCAACGAGATCAGTTACGGTTGGCATCTGGTTAAATCTAAGCTCCAGAAGTTCCGGATTTAGCACATAACCATAACCCTTAGCCTTATCGCCCAGGTTGGTGCCTGTCTTTCCAAGAGAGTTCGCATTCCACAATGTGGGAAGTATTTCGATTGTCGAAAAATCTCCCTCATACACATTCACCGTGTTAATGATTTTCTTGGACTTCATGTCCTGGTTGAACACCTTAACCGCGCTCGCAACATTAGTTGAACCGAACTGGGTTGCGGTGTAGTCCTTGAAGCGAGACTTCAAGTTTGGTCCAGCTAAAAGAGTGAAGACCTTTGATTGGCCGGTCTCTTCGTAGATGGATTGCATTACCGCGTTTACCTCTGCCTCAGTTAATCCGCTGGCAGCTTCACCGGAGTGAATGCTTGCGGCTGGAGTACGGTAGGCGGCAGGAATGTTAGCACTGCTACTGTCAATAAACAGACCGAGTGAACGGGTACGGTTAGCCGCCGTGGCGGAACCTGTTACCACATCCCCAGTGAAGTCATCACCGTCACAAGTGAACGCATCGGCGCACATGGTGGCCTCGATGATACGCTTTAGCTGCAACAGTTTCTTCCGGACTGCATAGTTTTTGTGGTTTGAGATGCCGGCCTGGTTCTGAACATTCTGGGTCAGTTTAGAGACCAAGGCTTGCTCGCGGAACCACTGCACACGGTTGCTCAGAACATCGTAATCGCCCTGGGCGTTATCGAAGTCGGAGTTTGCAGCCGTGGCGTTGTGGGCCAGATCAACACCGTCAATGACGGCACTGTCGGTTGGGGCCAGTTGTTTATCAACGGGCCATTCAAAAAGGATGTTCGTCGGTGCGCTCCCTTTAGGACATAACGAGAAAAAAGGGGTCTCTTTCGAGTCCACTAAAGTTATGGCATCGAGGAGATCACGCTGCGAACCATCCTGGCTTATTACTGTATGTGAATATAATGGATTAGCCATTTCGGTTTATTAGTTTCCGAGCAAGTTTCCTAAGTAGTTATCCAGTGAGTCACCATCTCCGTTTTCAAAAACTTTATCTCTCGAGGAACGATAATTGGCACTTTGTTCATCATCTGAAATTGCTGGAGCAGCCACCGGCTTTGGTTCCGATGAAGTTGGTGGCACCTTCCTGGGTGCTGCCTTCTTCGCCGGTTTGCCTTGTTGCTTGCCTTTCACTTCAGCTAACGCGCCCGTAACATAACGAGCCACTTGAAGTTCGTAATCAGGGAACTGCTTGAAGAGTGGTACATTCTTAACTGTCTCGTTAAAAACCATCATCTCTTCAGATGTCTTGTCGTTAAGCCAGGGGTATTGCTCTCGAGCCATATTCCCCGCCTCATCTTTGTACGACAAAAACTGAGCCCTCTGTGGAATCCACTGGTCCAGTGATTTACGAGAGTGGTTGCGAACCCTCTTGACCAGTTTCCTGGCCTCCTTGGCTGCTTCCTCCTGATACTCGTACCCCTCCGGGTCAGCCTCGAACTTAACATCCTGGGCTTCCAGACGCTTAATCGCGCCATCGATGTCACCATCGTCCAGGAGTTCCTCTACAGAATCCGCAAAGTCCAGCCGCTGAAGATTAACATTTCGCTCTTCGTTCAGCTTCTCGACTGAGTCCACCTGAGAGAGAGGGTTATCCCCTGTCTGGGACTGCTGTCCTTGTGCCCGGAGCGTTTCAAGCTCCTGACGCATTGAGGTCAGCTCTCCGTCCCGGTCAGATATAGATTCCTCTAGCTCTTTCCGCTTACGAACTTCCTTGCCAATACGGCGATTAAACCATTCGGGATTGCCATCAGATTCCTGCGGCTCCTCCTGGTCTGCCTCGCCCTGTTCCTGAGAAAGATCAGTCTTCTCCTCGGTTGCCTCGGGCTCCTGCTCGTCGCCTTTAACTTCCTCGGTCCCTGGCTCTTCAGCCTGGGCTTCTGGAGACTCCTCCTCACCACCGACCGCCTTATCGATCAATTGATCTAAATCCAGCGGCTTGCTTTCTTCCCCGGTTTTTTGTTCTTCAAGGGTTTCCGTTCCCTCTGTTTTTTCTTCCATGCGTTATCTCCTCGCATTGAGGTCACCGACTCGGGCAAAAAGAGCCCGCGCCTACCTTAGATAGACACGGGTCTTGGGGGTAAGTAAACCAACCAATTACTCAGTCAGTCTACCGGGGCTATTAAGCGTATAAAGGCTATCACTGATTAATCGTTTTCCATTAGGCCCCCCTCCTATATCTCTCAAGTTGACGGTGCAAATCTGCCAGGGCGGCAGCATAACCGCATTGCCAGGTCCGGTCTTCCCCCTTCACTGCCACATCTATGGCGGTCAAGGTGGCGTTGTCCCGGCCCTCTGATAGAATCGAGTCCAGGGCCATCCAAACCTCATTATCGTCGGTAAGATTGGCCAGGGCTTTTCTGATTGATAGCTCGTCCATGTTATTCCTTTACTGTGCCGGGGATACCCCGATCTTTCCGATTTTTGCATTCTGTTCCTGCTGCACCTGGAACTGCATTGCCTTTCCATACTTCTCCATCAAGCCCTTAAACCTTTCATCACCCTGGAGTTGTTCCTGGTACTTGGGATTGCTCTGGATAATCTGCTGCAAATATTGCATCTTCATCCCGGCAGTTGGGTCCTTCTCCTTGTACTGGGCTTCGTTGCCCAGGGCCATGTAGGCCACATCCTTACTAACCTCATCAAAGATTTTCTGGGTGGCCCCGGTCTTATCCTGTGGAATAACCACGCTTGCCAGGACCGGGTCAATAAGCTGCATCTTGAAATGGGTTAACGCGGCCCGATCAATCACCCCGGCAGTATCCTCCGGGAGAACCATCTGGCTTACGACTTCCATCTTCTTGAGCATAAACTCCTGGTCCAGCTCGCGGATATCAAAGTTGACCTGAAGGTCCATGCGCCCGGCAATTTCTTCCGGGGTTTGCGGAAACCCTGCCTGGGCTCCTGAGATTCGTTGAAGCTCCTCAACGCTCACATATTCCTGAATCAACTCAAACACCTTGCTGAATACTTCGCTCCAGGTCATTAGCCAATTCTCGGCCATTGCCTGACGCTTGGTCTGGGAACTTATCTGGTTGGTGTTCTCTGAGAACCTACCAAAATAATCATCGGCCTGATCCTGAACATAGTTAACCACTTCCAGGGCCTCCTGTGGATTGCTCCTTGGAGGCTCCATAAAACGGACTTCATTAGGACGCATTTCCGGAATCGCGCTGCCAGGTTGAAGCCGGTAAATCTGACTGCTCCTGGCAGGGTAAACGAATGGCGGAAGAACCGTGAGGCTTGCCCGGTCATAAAGCGCATCGCGCTGGGCCTTCTGCTCGTTCTGCCAAGTCTGGCAAATCTCTGCAACGCCACGGCTGTCGAGCATTCTCCTGGTCAACCATTCCCGCCGGTAGGCAAAGAAAGGATAATTGCCATGACAATACTCCAGCATTTCTGACTTGCCATAAACCGTGCTGATTGCTGGGTGGAACGTGGTCACATGAACCCCAGGCACCCCGTCCTCATCAATCTTCTTGGTGTAGGCATAGATCACTTCAAACAGATTTTCAGAGGAATCATGGTTAAGCGACTGCTCGCTTATCTCGGAATTAACCAGGTCAGCATAATCCATGATGCGGCCCTTGGTATTCATTACCTGTTTAACCCATTCCTTTGAGTAACCGTAAATGCTTGCGGCTTCCTTTAGCTGAACCTCGCTCATCCATTGCCGGCGGAAAATCGCCGGGGCATTCTGAAGCTCGATAGTTTCCGGAGCCACATAAACATCTTCATGCATCTTTAACGCAATCACGCTTGGGGCATTCTTCACCACATGATCCACCGGGATTTCTGTCGCGTCATTTTCCCTTAACTCCCTAACCACCTTGCGAGCCCTGGACTTGCTGATACTCATCTGCTCGATAATTATCTCAACGACTGCATCTTCCTGCTTCTCGTCCTTGATCATGCCTGGAAGGTTTGCCATTGCAGTTCCCTCGGGTGCCTGTTTTGCCAGGCCAATCACATCGTCCATGGTTACCGGGTGCATCTTCTTTGAAAGCTGCCGATCCCATCCCACATGAACAACGCTCACCCCATACTGCTGGCCCCACTGGGCCGCAAGCTGCACCTCCTGGCGAAGCTCGTTTCGCATAATGTTATCACGGTAATATCCCAGGAGAGTTGTTGCCAGGGCACTCTTGCCGGCATCGCTGGCCTCAACCGGGCTGGCTCTGAGAACCCCGCGCCAGAAGGCCGTTGTCAACACATCCACATTCTCGTTAATGACCGCATCAGCAAGCCTCACCCTGGTATCAGATGCACCGTCCCAGGGGAAAGGTTCTTCTGTTGGGTCATTAGCGTGTTTTTTTCCATCGTCAGTTTGACCGCTCCACTTTGCGTAGCGAACATCATCTGACTTGGTCCTTCTCCAGCCGGCATTGTTATATCCGCCGGCCCGAGTATATTCTTTAATCAGTTCCTTTATATCTGGCTTCATAATTTATTCCCCTGTGATCGTCTTGATTAGTTTGACGATATCCCCCTTGTAATATTTTCTGTTTCTCTTCCCTGGCACAATGGTCCGGATAGCTTTCGAGTTCGCCAGGTAATTTAAATTATTCTGGGTCAGCCCGGTTATTCTCCTGACAGTTTTAGCATCCAGGAGAAGCGGCATATTTTCAATAGCTTCCGCCACTTTTTACCTCCAGTTGTTTTTCGTTAACCAATAGCTGATCTTCCTGCACCAGATAGCGCAAGCAGTCGATTGGGTCTTTACTTGCCCCTCGATCCTTATCCGCCCCGGTCCATTCCCGGAGACTATAGATCAGGTTGGAGCAATCACTGGAAACCATTAGCCTGGGCTTGTCCCCTGGCTCATCCTTGTCCCAGTAAAGTAAATCATTAATCATCCCGATCCCCTCCTCGATGGGTCGTCCGGATGCCTTGTCAAAATACATGGGGCCTTCCCCTTCCCTATCTTCTGCCATAACCGCGATATAATCAGAGCCAATCCCATCATGCGGGGTGGTAGCGGCCCTGGGGTCCATCAATCTCATCAGCAGCTTCTCATCCCCCTCCAGCTCCCTGATCAGTTTCTTGTACTGAACCAGGCTTAACCCGGCCCCGCTTCTCTGTGCTGGACCAGGACTCCCGTCATGTTTCGCACTTGCAATTGCCCATTCGCCCATTGAGAAATCAGGCCACTCCCTATAAACATAAATAACATCCCCCACCTTTTTAACCCAAACCATGAACCAGTTCCTTGAACCGGCAGGGTCAACACACATCACATTTGACCCTCCTTCAGGAATGTCTTTGGGCTCAATAATATGCTCATCACAAAACCTGGGAAATGCATTACCAACCGTTGCATCGGCCCACCCATAAGCCCGAATCTTGATATCCCCGGTGCTGCTCCCGTCCACCCTCTTGACCAACTCATGGTAGGGGCTGTAAGGATTCCACTTTGAAAAGAACCAAACAGCATGGCTCTTAGGCCGGCGAAGCCGGCTGACATAAGGCATTGTTCCTCGCGGAGCGTCCTCGAAATTTTTTTCTGGAAGCAGCTCACTTTCTTCCCAGTGCAAAACCTCATGGCCACTAATCAAATCCTTAACCAGCATTGAGTAACCCTCGACAGGGGTGAAGCTCAGGAGGATGTTTCCCTGCCTGGTTGCGGTTCTAAACCGCAAAGTTTCAAGCCAATCTGCTGGGCAAAATTCATCCACCCAAACCTGGTCAACTTCATTTCCCTCAATTACCTGGCGATTTTGTGCGTAGTTCAGGAAGGTGCATTGGCTTTTATTTGGTAGTACAAAAGTGTTATCAGAAAATCCATTCTTCTGGGTGTAGGAAACATTGGTTACCCGGCTCTTCTTAATGTTCCGGTATTCCACCGGCAAATACTTGTAAACCGCCGGCTGCTGGACCTGGAGACTGCTCTGGTGGGTGGTGTGGAAACACCAGACCCTGGCATTGGGGATATCCAGCATCTTCTCCACGGTCAGCTTGGCACAAAACTCAGTCTTGCCTGACCTGTTCCCGCCAAATATCGCAAGCTCATCACTATTCTTTGCAAGTTTCCTGGCGTGTTTCCAGTGGTCAGGCTCAAACCCAAACCGATAAGGATCGGCAGCTTCCAGGCGGATAATCTCCTCCCGCTTCTCCAGAACCTCCTTAACCTGTTTCTCGGTTAACTGTTCTGCCATTTCCTTGGTGAGCATGGGGTGAACTGGATGAGGGGTTTGCTTAAACACTTGCCCCCCGGAAATGACTCGGCTGCTGATTCAAAAGGCGAATAACATTCAGCCACGTCCTGGAATCTCTCCAGGCACCACAACACCGAGTCAAAGTAAGGGGCCAACCCTTATGGGCGTAGAA